CTAATATTTTAGATTTACAAGTATCTAAATCTATTTGACCATCTGATAGTTTTGATATAAGCTTATCAACAGCGTTCTCTACTGAGTTTTCAATGTATTGTTTTATTTTTGACATAGTGTTTTCTCCTTTGTTAGATTAATAATATCAGGATTTGTAGTGTTTGTCAAGGTATATAATTGACAATTGCTGATTATTATTAATAGTTTTTTGTTCATATACTATTATAATATCAGGTTAAAACCCCCTTGTACAGTATTATTTTGCTAGTTTTATAGGGGTTTTTAAGGTATTTTGCGTTGATGTTCTTATTTTGTTCTTATTTTTGACTAATACCAAAGATTTTTAACCCACAATTGTGTTGATTCGTGTGGATTGGGTCTTCCATGGAATACGCATACTTTCGCATTAGGGTCTTGTTCGTATGTAAATGAATCTCTACCATATCTTTCACCCTTGCGATTCAACCATTTATATGATTGTGTCCACTCATCTGGAAATGAGATTGTATTACTATGATTTTTGATTAATGCTGTTATGATGTTTTGATCACCAGCCATTCCTTTATAATCACTTCTATTTTTTATGTAAGGTTTCCATATCAAATTGCTTGCTTGTTTATTATCAAACTTCATTATACTAGAATTGAATTGACCACTACTAGGATTAAAGTCATTCATACCTACAAAATTCTTATCTTCGCCATATTTAAAAAAACAATCTATGTTTTTCGTAATTACGACATCTAAATCCATATATAAAGTAGGACCTTCTAAATTACTGTCAGGACTAAACAGTTGCATTTTATGAAACCAACCCTCAAAATCGTGTCTTGCGAATTGTCTAAATTCTATATTTTTTGATTTAAGTATTCTTCTAATACTTGTATTGTCTGTAAAACAAATAAATTTATGTGGTACTGTTGAGTTTCGCTGTACCATATTATACAACCTACTCACATAGTCTATTTTATATTTGTTGCCGTAAAATACACAAGCAAAGTTTAGCATAAATATACACCTACTAATAATCCTAATAGAAAACCTGTCCATACACAGGCAAACATAAACTTAAATCTAAACTTCATATTGTTCTTTCAATATACTATATGCTAAACCATCCTCTATCTCTTGTAGTGTGAATTGATTATTACAAACAGTATTTAACCATACAGTCACATCTTCTCTGCTTTTCTTCACAGTATTTTCTTCTATGTTAGCAATATTACCTGATAAAGGATAACATACATTATTTTTGTGTGTCACTATTGGTACTTTATTTAACACAGCATCAACAGCTGCTAAACTCATATTAGTCACTAATGCATGACAGTCTTTTAAATCATTCTTTATATCTGTTCCCCACCATTCATTATTAGGTCTTGGTTTGTTTCTCATTCTAATAAGTCTATCTGTATATATTCTTATTTCTTCACCAACTTGTTTTATCCAATCTTCTTGTCCCATTTGATTATTGTAAATACAAACTGTCTGTGATGATGGCGCTAGTAATATATGATTACAGTCGCCTGTGTTCCAACCTTTAAACTCTGCGTCTATACCTTGGTGTAGCAAATATCTATGGCGTGATCCATCACCAGGTTTACCACCAGTGATATGCATACCACCTTTTACTATTCTAAAGTATGTTTTATCGTAATCGTTTATTATTGGTTTAGGGTATCTTGTAATTTGTTCTGTGATATAACCCACATCTACATACCACCACTCTTGGCCTTTTTCAATTACTTCTTGTATTTGTCTAATATTTGTTCCACCTAGACCCCAAAAAAAGTGTATAGATTTATCTTCATCTTTCCAACCTTTTTCTATCGCTGGCCATAACTGGTGTGATAGACAACTATCCCAAGCAAGTTTGTGTGTTATAATCATATTGTAAATAAAAAATCACCGTCTGTTATTTCTGGTATCTTTGTGGCCTCAATACCTTCTTCTACTGTTCTTACTGGCTTTAAACCTTGACCTTTATGGTTATAAAAACATCTATAATTTCTTACGAAAAAAAACTCAAATGTTGTTTCTACTGGATACTTATTAAACTTGTCATATACTTCAACCATACAAGTTGGTTTGTACTCTAAAATAGTATTTACTGCACCATTTAAAACATCTAACTCTATACCTTCCACATCAATCTTCATAAATCCTACATCATTTAATTGCATACTATCTATTGTGACTGTATCTACTTCTATCAATTGGCCATCTACTAGATTTTGAAAACTAGAATTAGATAATCTTTTGTCATCTACATAGAAACCAGATACACCTTCAAAGTCAGCAACTGCTAGATTGTGTGTAATAACATTATTATGTTTTTGTTTTAACTTTTCTAGTTGTTCATACACAGGTGGTACTGCTTCAAAACATATAACATTTTTAGAGTGTTGCGCAAAGTGACTAGCATACATACCAGTTGCCGCACCTATATCTAATGTATTTTTAAACTTATTAAGATAAGGTGTAGTTTGACCTATCATAAAATCTTTTAAATGTAAGTCTAATATATTTTGTTTAAATACTCTTTTCTTTAATACACTATCACTTAATTTCATTTCATTAATATCTGTAAAGCAATTCTAGTTCCTGTTTTACAAATACCTCCTCTATGCATACCAGCTGGGTCAAAGACACATAGATTACCTTTGTCACTAGTAAATGGTTTTTCTAATTTTAATATTCTTTCTTGTTCTTCTGTTCCGTCTTGTAGTAATCTTCCAAAGTTATGGGATACTCTTAATTGTTTTGGTAATTGAAATACTACTGCTCTTGATTCTGGTGTATGACAATAACTACCAGTTGATATAGCTCTACCAAATACATTCTGTATTTTATCATGTGTCCATCTATTAGATTTTTCTACATAACTAAATGGACCATCATCTAAAGTTATATCATTTAAATACAACATAGCTTTCATTACATTTTCTTTTGGGTCTATATGTAAATTAGTTGTTTTAGTGATAGTTGTACAATCATATAAAAATTGTTTATAGTTTTGGTCAGTAGGTTTAGCAATATGTAATACTACATTCTTAACTCGTAGTGGTTTAAAACTATTGTATTTTGTAGCTGCTTGTAATATACCCATAGTATTAAATTTGTCATTCACATAGTTAACTATCTCTGGACCTAATTGTTTTGCTCTATCAAATTGTCCTGGTGGTGGTCGCCAATCAGGTAAATCAAGTAAATTCTTAATGTCATCTTTTAGTAATTTTTGTAGTTCTGATATGTTAGCATGTCTATATGATATACCATTTTCAAATAAATCTTCGTATATTTCATTTGTTGGTAAGCCAGTTTCTACTCTACTTAATTCAAAATTATTATAGAATTGAAACATAGCATTTAGTTTTTGAAATAACTTTGTATCAGGTATCTTTTCCATGTAATTTTGATAGCCTCTTTCAAACTCTTTTAAATTTTCATTTTTGATACCATCTTTTATTAAAACAAGATTATCTTCTTTACCATTACCTTTATATCTTGGCTCGTTAGCCACATCTGGAAAGTCTGCTATGTCAGGAAATACAAAACCGTGATCGTGTATTGGATTGTTAAAACGCATGGTAATCAAATCTCCTACATAATTCATTTTCTGATACTTGTACTAATCTTTTAAGTTGAGTATATGTCATACTTTCATTTACACTAATAGGTTTACCAAGTTTTTTGTTGTTGGCGCCGTGTACATAAATGTTTTCTCTTATACCTTTTTCATCAAAGTCTTCATTGTTTTGTTTTAGTATAGTAATCAAACTTTCAGGTAAATCTTCCATCTTACCGTATTGCACATTGTTATACTTACCAAGATAATAATTATAATAATCGCTTACATAACCTTTACCACTAATAACATTTTCTACAAACGTATTGTAATTTTCTGATTTACAAACTCTCTCTAATCTTAAATGATTCTGCCAGTTCCAAGCATCACCGTGACCTTTCTTTTTACTTCTATGTGTCCAAAGGCTATGAATAAATGTTGCAGGGTGTCTTATGAAACCAAAAACTTGTTTATCTGTATCTGGCGTTGCGTGACTTTCGTAAATGTCATCACCTAATACTTTACAATTACTAACATACTTTTTTAGCATTTGTTTTACTGTTCTTCCACCACATTTAGGAACATGGATAAACATTGAGTTTTTAAGTTCTATCGCCATCTAATAATCTTTTATGTACTATTCCCTCGTTGATTTCTTTTAATGTCCATTGTGTATAAGCACAATCATTTAACCATTGTGTTCTATCAAAGTCGCAGTTTAAACTAACATTATTTAGAACATCTAAAGTATGATAAGATACTGGCCAAGAAAAACTAGAGCTATCTAAATTGATAACTGGTATTCCCTCACACACAGCTTCTGTCGCAGCATTACTAGAAAATGTGACACAAGCCCAAGCCTTACTAAAGTCATCATATAAACTTTGACCACCATTTGATTTATTCCAACCAGCATAGTTATTACTAATCTCTACATTTTCTTCCACAAGTTTTTCTTTATTAAATCTATCTAAAAATCTAGGGTGTAATCTAACTCTAATCTTTTTATCTGTTATGTTTTTAATTTGTTTAATTGTTTTAATAATCCAATCATCATACTTCTCACCTCTTTCAATCAAAGGATTTAAACTTGTATCTATTGGATTTTGTAATAACAATAATATGTATTGTGAATTATCATAGTCATTATTTTTCCATGGTTTAACTTGTATGTCTTGTTCTTTTTGTATTCTTTCCCATCTATCACTAGGACTATTATAATTAAAAAATCTACCCTGGTTATATGTAAAGTGGTCTAATCCTACTTTATAATAATATGTTTCAGGTTTATCAAAATCTGTATTCTTTCTAAACACAGCTTGTTCAATTACTATTCTAGGTTTACCTGTACTCTCTATAAAATTATGCTGGTCTGTCATTTTGTTTTTAATCAAACCTAATACATTCGTTTGTATAAAAGCATCAACATTATTCATGTCCATTCTTTTAGCCTCATCAAAGGATACTAATTTAAAATCTTTGTGAGTAGGAAACACCCAACCCATTTCTGTTCTAAAACTACCTTCTATACCTATTATCATACTTCTATCCAATCTCTTTCCTGGAAAAACTTTTCATATGGTGCCATTGAAAAACTAAAACTATATCTCTTATCATCAAAAGGTAAAACTTTGTGATTACACTTTGCTGGTACAAAAACACAATCGCCATTTTGTAATAATGTATCAATTACTAACTCGTCATTTTTATCCCATACAGATATTTCTAATTTACCCTCTTGTGCCACAATCAAATTATGTTGTTCATCATTATGTTTACCAAAACCAGTTTTGTCTAAAGGTTTTAATGAGATAAAAATATGACAATCTGTTGGCCATTTAGTTATATCTTCAATATTTTTACAGATAGCATTAATGTCTTTATTAATACGAGAACAATCTTTTAGAAAGATTACACCTTCTTTTAATTCATCTTTTACATAAGTCGCTGGCCAAGTATCATAATTAGTTAACCAACCACCTGCTTTCCATTTTTTCTCACCTTTACTAAATGTTTTAAAACGCTTAGGATATAATGCTGGTCTAAAGTTTATGTGTTCTTCTAAACTTTTCCAACTATAAAGATTGGGTAAAAACTTTCTTTCTAAAAATGGTTCATTATCTAACATTTTTTCAATCATTAAAATCCTTCAGCAAACATTACTTTCGCATTTGGAAATCTACTCTCAACAATAGTCTTTGCCTCTGATGCTGTTCTACCTTCTTCAGCAACTTTCATAGGTGCTTTGTTTTTTAATGTGACCCAAAAGTAATACTTCTTCATTTCAAAAATACCATACCAGCTCTTTTAAAAAAGTTCTTTCTCATTTGAGATAAACCTTTAAACTCATTTGTAAGTTGTTCATTATATCTTAAACCATAGTTCTTAAATATATCTATCCAATAACTTTCTTCTCTACAATTAACATGATGATGACCTGGCCAACCTGGAGGTGCCGCAGTCACAACAGCCATACTACCCTTTTCAAATAGTGGCATATAGTTTGGTACATACTTTTCTTCTACATGCTCTAAAAATTCTGTACACCATACTAAATCAAAAGTCTTATCTAGTGTTGCTTCTCCTAGTGTGAAGTCATGTACTAATGAGTAATCAGTATTCTCTATAACAGTCTTATCACCATCTACACCATACCAATCTATACCCATATCATTGGCAACTTCTCTCATACCACCTGGTCCACAACCTATGTCTAACATAGATGTTGTTTTAAATCTTTCTTTAATGTATTTTAATAATGGTCCATCTGTATTTGTTCTATTAAGATGTCCACCTAGATGTTCTGGTACTGTCATTTATAAAACTTTACTGCCAAGTGTTTATCTTTTGGTCCATCTGGCATAACCTTGTTTATATTTTTAAATTTATGTTGTTGTACTAACTCTGATAGTTTTTGAAAGTCATAACCTGATTTATGTAAATCCCAAGCACTCTCATCACCTTCTCTTTGCCAACCCCAAAATCCAGCACGACAATGGTCTTTTTGTTTCTCATCTAACTTATCCCAATTATTCCACTGCCATAGATGTAAATTCATATTAGGTACTAACATAGTTATCTCTGCGCCTTGTTTACATATATTATACCATGCGTTCAATGTTCTTTGTGCTTGTGCGTGAGTTAAGTGCTCAAAGAAATGGCGTGAATAAATCTTTTCTACTGTATTTGGCTCTATATGTTTTTCTACTTCCCAAGCATTACATACAATATCATCTTCTCTAATCTTTCGTACATCAACTTGTCTATAATCTTTTTTACGAGGGTTTTCACCACCACCAAATTCTATTTCCATTTTTTTGGGTCCCTATTTAAATAACTTAATACATTACCATTGTACACATCACCCTCTTGGAATTGATTGTTTGCTAGATTACATAACCATTCGTATCTATTATCAGGATATAATGGCGTATCTATTTTAGTTAAGTCTTGTAAAGATAATGATACAGCAACAGAGTGTTTTGGTAAATATGTAAATGACGGAACACCGTGCATTAGAAATTTGATTACAGCATTTGATTGAAAAGATACAACAGCCCAAGCGTCTTGTGCATCTACTTCTATTGGTCTTGGATTATACTCACCATTAGGTTTCTTATATCTAATAACTATTTCTCTATCTGTATTTGCTTTAACTTGATCTACCATATCTTTTAAAACATCAGCGTGTGTCAAACCTAAAAACTCACACATATGAAAAGATGGTGGTATGATATAAACTTTCTTACCATTTGTTTTCCATGGGTGTAATGTAAAGTCTTCTAAGCCTTGTCTTTTTAATTTAAACAATCCTGTTTCTCTCACATCATCTATAACTTCTTTATTAAAAGAGTTCTTACAAACTCTAATATAAGGATTGTTTATTAACTCTCTACTTGATTGTTTGATAGCATGTATCTTATGATAAAAGTATGCTTGATCAAAGAAGTAAAAATCTATCTTCTCTTTTATTGCTTTTTGATATATCTTCTTTGTACTTCTTAAAAAACCCCAAAAGGCATATGCACTTGTATGTAATTGTGGATTACCAAATTCTTCTAACGCTTGCCATCTATGGTCTACATCTTTAGGTAATGGATTTTTGTGTACAATATTCATATCATTATATTGTTCTTGTACATGCTTTTTCATATATGTTTGATATACTGTTCCATCTACCTTATTGACAAAGCCGTGTACTACTCTGTCATTAAAACTCTTACCAGTTTCAAATCCAATTATCATCTTTTTATATTATGCTTTTTAAATTTTCCCCAAAATGTTCCATCTTCTATTTCTTGTAGTGTCCAATGTGAATTAATATATTCATGTAAAAATTCTAATCTATTTACTTCTTTAGGGTTTTCTATATCTTCTAACTTACCTGAGCCCCAATGACCAGCGAAACAACCTTCATGTGTAGAGAACATAGGTATGCCTTCCATTAAAGCTACAGCACCTGATGTAGAAGTATAACATACTACTGCCCAAGCATTTTTCATATCATCTAACAAATCAGTTTTACCTAGAGCTGTGTGAGTTATGTCTTTATGATTTTTTAATATTAAATCTAAATTCTTTTTATCTTCTTGTAGTTCTGGTGTTTCTTTAGCGTGATTATGTGATCTAATCACTATTGGTCTTTGTGTGTGTTTTCTTAATTCTTCAACTGTCTCTCTAGCCCATTCATAACAACCTTTACCAAAAGATGAAAAACCACCAAAGCCTCTATTCAAACAAAGTAATATATGATTACCGTCTTTTCTCATAGGTTTTAATTCTAATCCCATTTCTTTCATTACTTTTGGTTTTCTATCAAAAGTTAATGGATCACACATCATATATTCTGCGTGCTGTGGGTGTATGTGTCTATATGGTAATCTAAAATATCTTGTCATCTTTTCATAGTGTTTTAAAACATTACTATCAAAAAAGAATATCTGTTTATTAGTTTTCATTTCAAAAACTTTTTGTCTTAATCTATGAGCTGGCGAATTAATACCATCTGATTTAAAAGCAAATATAACTTCGTAATCAGCTGGAGGTACTTCTGTATGATCTTCCATACAATAGTTAACTTTAACACCATGTTTCTCAGCACCTTTACCAAAAGATTCTAGCATATCTCTTTTCTCACCACCTGATGTTGTCTTTAACCATACATTTAAAGTTCTTTGTCTATCTCGGTATTGTTCTATCTTATGTTTTCTTTTCTCAATAAGTTCGTGTATACCTTCTTCGTCTTGTATGTAAATTCTGCCTGCCATTATTCTATATCTACCTTTTTCATATTGTTATATTCTTCGTACCAATCTTCAGCATAATCACAATCTTTATAGTGTTTGAAATATGGGCCACCTTTTGTATAGTGTAAGTTTTTTACATCAGGTTTTTTATCATACTCACCTACTAGCCAATTCCATTCTAGTGGTATCTCACCAATTAAGTTATCATCATCAATCCATTTGAATTGGTGTAATTGTGAGCCTGTTGATGTATTTACAAAGTCGCTGGTTAGTGTTGTACACTTTCTACAATTCATCAACATAAAACTAGACCAATTCTTTCTAGGATATATTGTTTGTTCTTGTCCTAAAAACTTTGTCTTTTCTTTTGGTACATAATCGTGTTTGGCTACTTGTACAGCATACCTGTCATCTCTCAATGCCCATAGTTCTGATATGTCAGCTTTCATTAACATATCACAATCCATAAACAATGCCCAACCTGAATAGTCCATAAGTTTAGGTACAATAAATCTACTGAAAGAAAACTCTGTTGATTCTATCTTACTTCGTTCTCTACTAAATTCGTATTTGATGTTAGGTTGATAGAGTGGAGTTATCCTTATTGGTCTTGTTGCATTCCTTAATATACTTTGTGATAGAACATGGTATGCAATCTTTTCGTTTCTATCGTATCCTATAAAAATATTAATCATTTGTTTGTTTCACCCATTCTGGACTATTATCCTTGTATTTTCTTTTACCCTTTTTGTGATCTATGTAAGGGTTAATTTCTTTATCTCTTGCTATAATATGACCACCATGGCCATCAGCTTTGTTTCTTTCTTTTGGTTTAATCATGTTTCTAGTATTGTCTAAAGCATGACAATCAGTTTTATTTACCATGTTCCAAATTTTGTCTTCTGTATAATGACTTAAATATAAATCAAAGAATTGTTTACTATCTTCGTCTTTACAATTAAATCCTATAACACCACATTCAGTATAATGATCTCTACCATAAAAAGTAATAAACTTATCATCTGGTATAAAAGTATCCATAAAATTATTTGGTATCTCTTTCATAAAGATATTATCTGCGTCTAACCACATAAACTTTTTACCTAGTTTACTTGCATGGTATTGTGCGAATACTTTATGTGAAAATCTTACTGCGTTTTGTAAGAAGTCACTGTCATCATTCCATACTTTGTCTTTGTGTCTTTCTTTAAACGCAACTAGTTCTGGCATCTCTTTTAGTATATTTACATAAGTTATACCAGCGTAATTAGGATATTGATAATCTTCTTCTACATAACAAATCATTTTGATTGTTTGTTTTGTTTCAGCATATGTTTGTAAAAACTTATATGCGTAATCATCATACAATCTTTTGTTAAATGTAGTGATGAAGAATTTATCTTCGTCTGTCCAGATTAACTTTTCCATCTTCTCAAATCTTCTGTAATCATATCTTTTACCATACTCTCTAATGTATGTTTAGGTTTCCATAGTAGTTTATGTCTAGCTCTTGTACTATCACCAACAAGTAAATCTACTTCTGCTGGTCTAAAAAATTTAGGATTAGTTTTGATTATATGTTTACGAGTTGCCATATCTATTACTTCGTGTCCATTAAATTCATAAGCTAAATTCAATTCATCTAAACATCTTACTATAAAATCTTTTATTTGAATTGTCTTGCCTGTTGATATAACAAAATCTTCTGGCTCGTCTTGTTGTAGCATTAACCACATCGCTTCAACATAATCTTCAGCGTGACCCCAATCTCTATATGATTCTATATTACCAAGTTCTAATACTTTACCTGTTTGTGTATATTCTACTAAACCTTTTGTAATTTTTCTAGTGACAAATTCTTCACCTCTCATTGGACTTTCGTGGTTAAATAAAATACCACTACAAGCAAAGAGACCATAACTCTCTCTATAATTTTGTGTTAAGTAATGTGAATATGCTTTAGCAACTCCGTATGGACTACGAGGGTGAAATCTTGTTGTTTCTGTTTGTGGAGTTTCTTGTACCTTACCAAACATCTCTGATGTTGAAGCTTGATAGAATTTTATTTTAGGAAACTTATTTCTTATTACTTCTAATATGTTTAGTACACCTAGAGAGTTTGTTATAGTAGTGACTTGTGGTTGTTCAAATGATAAACCTACAAATGATTGTGCTGCCAGATTATAAAATTCATCTGGTTGTACTTTTTCAATAACTTTCTCTATATTATATGGCTCGCCTAAATCTATGTCAACAAACTCTATCTTGTCTGTTATACCTAGTTCATCTAAACGCCAATATCTCTTACCTGTATTACGCCTCTGAGCGCCGTATACCTTGTATCCTTTATCAAGTAGTAGTTTCGCTAGATAACCACCATCTTGTCCTGTCACACCTGTTATAATCGCTTTCTTCATTTAATCCTTGTCATATCACCTAGTTTATCTAAACTACTTATATCAGTTTCAAAAACACAATCAACTAAATCATATCCATATACTCTAGCATATAATAGTCTTTTGTTTCCAAACTTAATTAAATTTTGATTTACTATCAATGGCCATACCATACCATCTTTCTCAATTCTTTCTACAAGTTTTTCATAACCTAATGCGTCTATTACACTATGTCCATATGCTAAATCATTTACATTGACTGATTGTGTAGTATAACCTTTAATTGTTTTATTTGCTTTCAGAATTTTCATAACCAACTTTTGCTATATAATAACTATCAACAATATCTGTCACAGGATTATTTAATTTACCCATATCAAACATTTTTAGTAAATCTTGTTTTGTATGTTCTTTAAAAGTATCATACATTAATTGTTTATCTGCGTTCCCTTTACCTGACGCATACTTCTTAACAACACTTGGCACAACTGTATCATACAATATAGTGGGTGACATCTGTAATCTATATTTAAGTATACCGCAGTTCTCAGCAATTTGAAATACAGCTTGACCTTTTGAGCCAAACGAATAACCTTCAATAAAAACTTTTGCTGTATTTTTTTTATATTTGTGAATAATACCCAGAGCCCAAGTGGAAATGTTTGTAAATCTTTCAATGGAAGTTTTGTAATCTTTAATTTCATAACCAAATATATTTTTACCAAATTTACCAATGTGTTTCTTCTTACTTGTCAAAAAGTGAAAAGTACACTTATTAAAATCAAAGTCTTTATCTACTACACAAATAGCAGGACTATTTAAACTATAATCAATTCCAATTATCGTCTTCGGATTCGTTTGTCCAGATTGCGTCTTCTCCATCGTCATTTGGCACTTCCTCTACTTCATGTCCACAAAATGGACAAGTCAATGGCTCAAGGTCTTGTACCTCAATGTCCCATTGTATAGAGTATTTAGTTTCGCAGCTAGAACAGGTCTTTTGTATTGTTTCAATCATTATAATTTAAATTTCTTAAACTGGTCTTTTTTTACATCTTGGTTGATACCACCAATAACATATGATTCAATCTCTGTTTCTTGTGGTGCATTTTGTGAGCTTCTACTATTTAACCAATGGTCTGTCCATGGTAATGGATTAGTCTTTTGGTCATAAGTAGGTTTTAAACCAATTGCTTTCATTCTTCTATTAGCTGTGTATTCTACGAATTGATGTAATAACTTTTCTGATAGTCCTATCATAGAACCTTGAGAAAATAGATAAGTTGCCCATCTTTTTTCTTCATTAACAGCGTCATCATACATTGTATAAACTTCTTTTTCAGTATCTTTAATTACTTTGTCCATTACTTTATCTTTTTCAATATCTCTATAATTGTTTATAATTCTTTGAGATACCGCCAAGTGTTGACTTTCATCTCTGGCAATGAAAGATATAATCTTTGCTGAACCTTCTAATAGTTTTAATTCACCAAAAGCAAAACTACAAGCAAATGATACATAAAATCTTAAACCCTCTAATATATTTACAGTCACTAAAGCTTTCCATAACTTTTTCTTTAATTCATACTCGTCAACTTTAGTTCTATCTAAATGCCATCTGTGACCTATCGCAATTAAATCATCATAATTTTTTGTGACTGATTGTGCTCTCTTTTCTATCTTCTCGTCTTTGAGAATAGTATCAAATACATCACTTGGATTAGAATATAAGTTCTTAATGATGTATGTATAAGACCTACTATGGATTGTTTCCATAAAGTCCCAAGTCACTATACAACCCTCTAATTCTGGTAATGATACAAATGGTAAGAATGCCAAACATGGACCACGACCTTGTACACTATCTAACATAGTTTGATATTTTAAATTAGATGTAAAGATTGATTTCTGTTCTGGTCTTAATTCTTGGTAATCGTTTCTATCTTTTTGTAAAGACACTTCTTCAGGTCTCCAAAAGAAACCAAGTTGTTGTTGAGTTAGTTTATCAAAGATAGGATACTTCATTGAATCATATCTTTGTACAGCCAAGTCCTCTCCAAAGAACATTGGTTGCTTTAAAAAACTGACATCTTTACTTTTGTTGAATACTAATCTAGCCATAGCGTTTTATTTATATTTCCTTAGATTGTACAAGAATCACAGTTCTCTGGATCCTCATCTTCGTTGCCCGGTCCTTCTGGTACATTATCTGTGAAACCTATTGGGTGTGCAGGCTCGTCAATATCTTTTTTACTATCATATGTATTTTGATAATAAGATGTTTTCCAACCTAATCTATATGTCGTTAATAAATCTTGTGCCATTTGTGATAATGGTACTTGGTTGTCTTCAAAGTGTTCAGGATTGTATGACCAATTACCACTTATGGCTTGATCAAAATACTTCTGCATAACTGATACTATATTGATATAACCCTCATTAGATTTCATATCCCATAACAGAGTGTAATTATTTTTTAGTTTCTTATAATCTGGTACCACTTGTTTCAATGGACCTTTTTTACTTTTCTTAACACTTAAATAATCTCTAGGTGGCTCAATGCCGTTAGTAGCATTTGATACCACACTAGAGGATTCAGATGGCATTTGGGCAGAGAGTGTGCTATGTCTTAACCCAGTTGCCTTGATTTCTTTCCGTAGCCATTCCCAATCATAAGTTAGATTTCTGGTCACAACCTCATCAACTTCTTTCTTGTATGTGTCTATTGGTAAGATACCTTCTGAATATTTTGTTCTATCAAAGTATTCACACTTGCCTTTTTCTTTAGCCAAAGTATTACTTGCCTTTAATAGATAATATTGAAATGCTTCTGTTAGTTTATCAACTTGTCGCCAACCCATCTTTTGTTCATATGAATAACCTTTTTTCGCAAGATAGTGAGCAAGACCTATATAACCTATACCTAAACTTCTTCTTGCCTTTGTTGATATTTCCGCAGCTCTTACTGGATACTTTTGATGATCTATTATTTCATCTAGTCCTCTTACGGCAAGTTCGCATAGTTCTTCTAGTTCATCTCTTTTATCCACTGTACCTACATTGATAGCAGATAGAATACATAAAGCAATCTCGCCTTCTCCGTCAATGTGTTGAATAGGATCTGTTGGTAAAGTTATCTCTTGGCATAAATTTGACATTCTAATTATATCTTTAAATGATGAGTGAGTATTACAGTGATCTATATTCATAATATAAATTCTACCTGTTTCTGCTCTTTCTTTTAGTATATCAAAAAATAATTGTTGTGCACCTATTTTCTTTTTCTTAATACTTAATTTTCTTTCAGCTTTTAAATACAACTCGTCAAACTCTGGTGTACCCCAAGCTTCATATAGCTCTGGTACTTCATGTGGTGAGAATAAAGTTATTTCTTCTTCATTAATAAATCTTTCATAAAATAGTTTTGATAATTGTATTGAGTAATCTAATTTTCTAACTCTATTATCTTCACTACCTTTATTATTCTTTAATACAATAATGTCTTCTATCTCTTGGTGCCAAATAGGGAAGTGAACAGTAGCCGAACCGCCCCTAACTCCATTTTGAGTGCAGCACTTAACTGTTGCCTCAAATTTTTTAAGGAAGGGAATAACGCCTGTGTGCT